GATATGGGAACACGAATGAGTAGTATGGATCAAGCAGATGCTGATGCAGCTTCTTTAAACATGGCTGATATTTCTGGTCCTTCTACATCAACAGATATTATAGAAATAAAAGATAACAAAGTTAAAACAAAAGACAATATTGACAAAGTAAATAATGCTCAAAAAACTTTAACAGAAGCTTTAGATGTACAGAACTTTAAAAGAACATTAGATAATCCTTCTGCTATTGAAACTTTACCTGTTAATTTTAAATCAACATTAGATAAACTCTTACAAAATAATCAATTAAATTCAAGCGAGATCCTTAGATCCCAACAATTACTAAGAGATTTTTCTACTCCTAGCACTGTAGGACCTGTTATTAATGGATATAATAATTCAGGGATTACTAATACCTTACCTACTAATCAAATGGCAGGGGGATTTGGCACAGGATTAGAATATCTTTTAAATAATGAAGCAATAGAAAAAAGAAGTAACCCAACGGGAGTAAATTTAAATACATTGGGTAAAATTCAAGAGGGTATAGGAACAATAGATAGTAATTTAAATAAATATAATATTGATTTAAATAATATAGGGTTGAATAATAATTTTGGTCAAGGCTTAACTACTGGGTATAATGCTATTAAATCTACTCAAGATGGAAAAGGTTTTGATGTAGATATTAATAATAGAAGATTAGAGTACAATAAAGATTTTTTAGGTGGTAAGATTAATACTTATATTGAGCCAGAAAATGTCGGAATTGGTTGGAGTACATCAATTGGATAAGGATTTTAATTTAAGAAATGTGGTATGGTTCTCCATGATCCTTGTGAGTGCCGGGATTGTTTATGGTATGTTGTCTCAAAAAGTAATAGCTTTAGAAACAAAACAATCTCAATTAGAAATGATAATACTCCAAGACATACCCGAAATAAAAGAACGAGTAATACGACTTGAAGTATTATTGGAAAAAGCATTAGATAATTAAATTCTTTCCTTTCTTACATTAATTTGTAACCCTTCTTTTTCTAGGTTGTAAGAAACTTTTATCTTTTCATTTGGTTTTATATCTTTGCTTTCTATTTTAATTAATCTATCTGTTTCTTTTTTTATAAGATCAGTATATTTATTTTTCATAATTAATTTCTCCTTTATTTAATATAATATTATACTATATTTTATTATACTAAAGTCAAGAAAATAATTTTTATGAAAAAAAATTTAAGTTGCATCTCCCCACGATTTTCCTACATCGCAATCAACTTTACTTGGCACAGACAAAGAAATACAGTTTTGCATTATCTCCATAATTTTATTTTTTACTTTTTCAGAACCATCAAAACTTAAAGTGAGTTCATCATGAATTTGTATTAGAGGAGTCAATCCTTCTTTGTATAATTCGATCATTGCTTGTTTTGTTTGATCAGCAGCTGACCCTTGAATTAATCTATTTAATGCTTTGTAAGTCCCTGCTCTCTTTAAATGGTGATGTTTTCCATATTTTATTTTGGCTTGATCTAATGGTAATGCTTTGAATACGCCAAAGGTGGTTGGTTCCCACAATTCAAAACGACATTTTCTACCTTTTAATGTTGAGACATAACCTTCGCTGTTGGCGTAGTTTGAAACCCTCATTGCTAAATCCTTAACAAAAGGAACTTTAATATTGTACTCTGATAATATTTCTTTTGCAACAGTAACATCAACTTGTAATTCATTAGAAAGTTTGTTTACACCCATACCATAAAACAAGCCTAGATTAATAGTTTTAGCTTGATCTCTTTCTATATTAGCAATGTCAGCTACAATATTATGGAAATCAGCATTAGGATTCTTTTGATATTCATCTACAATGGTCTTTGCTCCACTACATCCAAGTTTAAAAGCATAGTGTGACGCGATCCGTGGTTCTTGCTGAGAATAATCAAAACTACCCCATGTCTCTCCTTCTTCAGGTAAAAATAATCCTCGAATTTGTTTTTTAATTTCTTTATTGCGTGAAGGCAATTGTTGTAAATTAGGATTAGAATAACTTAACCTACCTGATACTGTTCCTGATTGACCATCTCTCATCTGATGGATACTTGCATGTATTCTTCCTGTAGATCCATGTTTAATAATAGTATCAAGAAAAGTAGACTGTACTTTATTTATTTCCCTTGCACTTTGAATTTTTTGAGCAATTGGATGTTTATGGTGTAATAAAAAATCTTTCGTAAAGCTTGGTGCATTAGTTTTTTCTGTTCTTGGATAATCTATTTTAAGTTTGTCAAAAACTTTTTGAATTGAGTTTGCAGCCCAAATATCAACTGCAATCCCCGTGTCCTCCAATATACTACTAAGTATCTTTTTCTCTGTATTCTTAAAACTTTTTTTATAATTGCTTGCTTTCTCAACATCAACTTTTACTCCTTTTTTAATCATGTTAAAAATAATAGGAATTAATTCCATTTCTAATTTATAAACACTTGTTAAACTTTCTTTTTCTATAATTGGCCTCATATGATGATATAATCGTAAAGTTAAGTCAGCATCTTGTTCAGCATATGTCCCAACAAAAATAGCAGGTAGTTTATACATTTCACTTTTAGGGTTAACTCCAAATTCTATAGCTGCTTGTTTTAATAAATTCTCATCTTTGTATTCACCTAACATATCTTTACCAACAGCATTTAATGCATAGGAGAATTTATTTTCATTAATGATAGGAGCCATGATCATTGTGTCAACAATTGGTCCTTTAATATCAATTCCTTCTGCATAAAGCCAACCTAAATCATAAAGAGCATTATGAGCTACTTTTATAGCATCATTTTGCATTAATTTTTTAAACCATGCCATAACGCGCCTACAATCCCAATTGAAGCCATTTTCGTGTCTTATGGGGTAATACCCCTTCCAACCATCTACAGCGACAGCCACACCTATGATATGACCTTTTTTTATTGTCCACCCTGGACCATTGGTCTTTAATTCAGGATCATATGTCTCTAAATCAAATGCAATGACTTTTGCGTCGGATAAATCAGGTAACTCATGCGGAGGTACCCATTCTGATTGTGTGAATCCAAAATTATGTTGCATTATTTTTTTCCTTTTATATATTCTGCTGTTTCTCTTCCTCGTTTTTCACCCTCTGATTCAAACGATTTGTCTTTCGTGGTTCGTGCTTCAATTTCTCCAGCTATACAAGCATAAGCTGCCATATCAATATAACTATCTTTTTTATGTTGATTCATGAGACGTGCTACTTTTACCAAAGCCATACAGATAGCAACATCATGTGCTGTAATTTTTTTCTTTAAAAATATAGACCAGAAGTCTGCAATGTTTTGATGATTTTTTAATTTGTCTCCGTAGTCCGTTTGTCTATCACCACCAATTAATTTCTTTGCTTCATCTAAAAGTTCTTGCGATATCATATCAAATAACCGGCTGCTGTTGATGCTTCTACAATATATAAATTTTCTTTAGCTCTAGTAAAAGCCACATAAAAAACTCTATGTTCATCATCAGGATTTTTAACATAAGCTCTATAAACTAATTTACCAAGATCCAATAAGACAACAACATTATCACATTCACCACCTTTAGCTTGATGTATAGTTGATACACGAATTCTTGGTTCACCTTTTATATCTTCTCCTATTCGCTCTAATCTTCTTAAATAAGCAATATCAAACTCAGTAATCTTATCCATTACCTCATGCCATTCTCCATCTACAAGAAGACCATGATCTTTTTTCAAATCTTCTAAGTTAAATAAAGATTCTTCATCTTTTCCTTTAAATGTTTTACCTCCTCTTTTAATACCTGTACCTGATTTAATTTTATTATATAAATTTTTTACCTCTAATAAAGATATAGGAGTCCCATTTTTTAAACGTCGCCAAGTATCAATAGCATCTAAGGTGGAAGGAACAACGGGTCGATGTTCTCCTCTTCCATACCATAAACCACTATCTTTTAAAAAAGACTCTATTTCTTCATTTCTAATTTTTTTTGTTCTACCTAATATTAACCAATTACCACTAGATAAATCCACATGTTTTAAGTCAGCTACTTGATTAATTTTTCCTTCCTCCTCTTTAGGTTCCCAAACTTTTTCCCTTCTGTTTCTAACTTTGGAAATAATACGATTAGCTAATTCATAAACAGTTTTTGGGCAACGATAAGACTTATTAAGCACTGTAACATTTCCTTCTAAGTTAATAAAACGATCAACATCAGCACCTGACCAACGAAAAATAGCTTGATCATCATCTCCAGCTAT